AGAATTATGTGCAGATAAAGGTGTCCGTCATAACGTATCAAATACTATTATTGTAGATGATTGGGATGGTGTAGAAAAATATGTATTTGAAAACCGCCATTCGTTTGCTGGTATTTCTTTCTTATCAATGTCAGGCGATAAAGACTTTAATCAAGCTCCAAACACTGCTGTTATTACTGCAAAGCAAATGGTAAAGAAATATAACACTGCAGCTATTTTTGCTTCAGGTATGGTTGTAGATGCGTTAAAAGTATTTCCTAATTTATGGGATGCTTGTTCTACAGCTCAAGGTTACGGATTAGACATCTCTTTGGAATCATCTGAAAATGCTTCTCGCGCCGATTGGGTTAGAAGATTTGAAAACTTTACTGAAAATTATTGTAATAATAATATGAAGCTAGCTGAACATTGTTTAAAAGATTCATATCTATTACACAAATGGAATAAAATTCAAACTAATTTAAAAGAGGTAGATTGGGCAACAGATATTACTGAAAAAAGATATACAGATGTTGATACTATTGCTTCTGCCGCATGCCAAGGCGGGGCTTGTGAGATTGATTTTTAATGAAAGAGTATATGGTTGAATGTGAAGAATGCGAAAACGCTTCAATAGTAGGATCGTATGAAAAAGTAAAATTTTGTCCGGTGTGTGGACGCCGGGCAGAAGTTGAAGAAACATCAACTGAAGTAGATTCATGGATAAATGAAGATGAGTGAAATTAATTCAGTAGCTACTAATATACAAAATGCTATGATGCTTCAAGGCGTTAGTAGAAATATGCCAATGAATATTCCTAACAAACAGCAATCAATAAAAGGTGTAAGTGAAAATATGCCTTTTAATTACGAATCAAGCAAAAACATGCAACAAGATTATAAATCTGAAATTTATTACAATTATAACCGAAAAGGTGAAAGAGTAATGATTCAGCAAGTTGGCCAAATGGTTAATATAATCATACTATAAATAAAGGTATGTGGTACTATGAACAAAAAGAATTCACCGATACTCCAGATAACTTTGCCGGGTTTGTCTACATCATTACGGACTTGTCAAATGGACGTAAATACATCGGAAAGAAATTATTCCATAGATCAAAAATCTTACCTAAAAATTCGAAACGAGCTCGCAGATCCAGACAAACCGTCGACTCTGACTGGAGAACGTATTGTGGATCTTCTAAAACAGTCTCAGAACTCGTCGAAGAACACGGATTAGATCGATTTAAAAGAGAAATAATTCGCCTTTGTAAAACCAAGGGCGAAATGTCATATTATGAAACAAAGGAACAAATTGATCGTGAAGTATTATTTAGTGATGAATATTATAATGAATTCATAGGTTGTAAAATTCATGCAAAACATGTACGTAAGTCCGTGTAAACAAATTTGTCAGCTAACAAAAGATGACATTTGTACAGGATGTGGTAGGACCAAAAAAGAAATATCTGAATGGTCAAGTTACCATCATTATCAACGCATGAAAATTATGGAAAGGTTAGGATATGGCAAGAGACGCTTTAGACCGTAAAATTTACATAATGATATATAAAGCTCATGAATCACAACGCGTTTCTACTGAAGAAAGAAATTTGTTTTGGAATAGGTATCAAGATTTGAAAGAAGCTTGTAGATTATTTTGGATTCAAAAAGGGCATTTACCTGATGAAAGAACTATTATATCATCAGCACCGGGATACTTTAAAAGGCAATGGAATAACCAAGAAAATTACGTTCATGAGGAAGGATTTGACGAAGCTTTTTTGCACTTTATTGAAAAAAATTATGTACAATCAAAGTAAACTATGGTATAATAGATACTATAAAATGGAGAAAAGAATGTACACAATCACCTCGGATATTATTTACACCTCACCTAAATCATTAATCCAACAATTCGCAAAAGACCACGGCTGCGTTATATCTAATTTTATACCAAACGGCCCGGGTGGCGGTAACCACGAAGTTACATTCAAATCTAACAACCTCGATCACATCCAAGAATTAGCTGATCAACTCCAATTACCACACTCACACATTATCAAAAATTAACGGAAATTAAATATTATGATTATTATGGATTTTAACGGTATTGCCTTTGGTTCTATTATGGCCAATGGTAAAAATGAAGAACCAATGATTCGTCATATGGTCTTTAATACAATTCGAATGTATAAGACTAAATTTGAAAAAGAATACGGTGATGTCGTAATTGCTTGCGATGGAGCAAATAACTGGCGAAGAGGCGCATACCCTCAATACAAAGCTAGCCGTAGAAAAAATCGCGATGCTTCAACCCACGATTGGGATGAATCATTTCGCATTTTAAATGATTTGCGTACAGACTTAATGGATAACTTTCCATACAAAATTGTTCATGTTGATGGGTGCGAAGCTGATGACATTATTGGCGTAATAGTAGAAAGAACTCAAGAGTTTGGTCAACATGAAGATGTTATGATTATTTCTGCCGATAAAGATTTTATCCAACTACAAACACTCGGTAATGTTCGACAGTTTTCTCCTCTTACTAAAAAGTTTGTAGAAGATAAAACTCCGCATGTGTATCGTCAAACACATATATTTAAAGGTGACGCTGGAGACGGTGTACCTAATGTATTAAGTGATGATAATACTTTTGTTGAAGGTTTACGTCAAACTCCTATGTCTAAGAAAAAAATGGCAATGTTGATTGATGATCCGCATTCACTTGGCGAAGAGGTTTATCGCAATATCCAACGTAATCAAAAATTAATTGATTTGCGTAATACTCCTAATCATCTAAAACAAGAAATTATAAATAGTTATGAAAGCCAAAACCCTTGGGAAAACAAAGGTAAAGTGTTTCCATACTTGGTGAGTAAACAAATGAATATGTTGATTGAAAGTGTTGAGGAATTTTTATGACATTATTAGTATATGAAGTTTTAGAAAAAGCTAGTAAGCAAAGAAAAAAAGAAGATAAGATTAATATTTTAAAACAAAACGAATCTTGGGCATTAAAAGATATTTTAAAAGGTTCTATGGATGATAGAATCCAATGGGCACTTCCTGCAGGATCTCCTCCATATAGTCCAAATGACGGGCATAACGCGCCCGCAAATCTTCTCAGAGAAAATCAAAAGTTTAAATATTTCGTAAAAGGTGGCCCTGGCGATAAAATGCTAAAAGCCCGGCGCGAAAACCTTTTCATCGGTTTGATAGAAGGCATTCACCCAGAGGATGCCAAATTGGTTATTAACATGATTAACAAGCAAAAGCCTTATGGATTAACTAAACCAATTATTAATCAAGCTTTTCCAGGTTTGATAGGAGATACATAAGCCAACAACGGAGACTCAAATGCAAGCTACGGTAATCGAAAGACTAAAGCAAGACGACCAAGAACTTGAACTGTTTGTAGAAAAATTAAAGAAAAGGGGCCATTTTGACCGCATGAAAAAAATTCTTGAAAAACAGCAATATCTTCGAATGCGATTATCGCAAGTATTAAAGGCAGCTTAAAAAAAAGGGTTTACATCTCTGGGTAACTATGGTATAATAATAATACATATGTTACCCGGAGGCTTATATTATGAATATTTTTATCTTAGACAACAATCCAATCAAAGCAGCTCAACTTCAATGCGACAAGCATGTAGTTAAAATGATTGTCGAATCTGCCCAAATGTTATCTACAGCTCATCGTATGCTTGATGGCTATGTTGAAAAACGTTTATCAAAATCTGGTAAGCGAATGATAAATTATTGGGTTCATCCGAATAAAAATTTAGAAAATACATTGTACAAAGCTGTACATCATGGACATCCTTGTACTAAATGGACTATGGAATCTATGCAAAATTATATTTGGCATTATGAACATTTTGATGCTTTGTGTATCGAATACACATACCGTTATGGTAAAAAGCATAGTACACAAAGCTTGCTTGAAGAAGCATTATCCATCCCTCCAAAAAATATACATAGTAATGGTTTAACTAAATTTGCTCTTGCAATGAAAAATGAACCACAATGTATTCACGAAAATGATCCAGTTAGATCATATCACGAATATTATCATACTAAACAAGTCCGCATGCCAATGGTTTGGACCAAGCGGCCAACCCCGGAGTGGTGGAATGCCAACGTATACAGTTAAAAAAGATAATCCTAAATCTACTAAAACATGGGAAGTTTTTTGTTCTTTTAATGAGTTACAAGATATGTGTGAAGAATATAATTTAAAGATAGTTCCTTCAGCACCAAAAATTGTATCTGGAGTTGGCAGTTTACTTACGCAAACTGATGATGGCTGGAAAGATCATTTAAAAAATATTAAAAAACATTCTGGTAAAAACAACACAATTAAAGTATGAAAAAACAAGCAAAAAATAATAGTATGATCCTTCGTTTAGATGATCTTTTACAATATGAACCAATGACTATTACTCAAGAAAAAGCCTTTAAAGCTTGGGATGATGGTGATCACTTAGTATTAACTGGTTCAGCTGGTACAGGAAAAACATTCATTGCGGTGTATATGGCAATGGAAGCGATTCTGAATAGAGAAGAATCACAAGAAAAAATTGTGATTGTAAGATCAGTTGTTCCTACACGTGAAGTTGGTTTTTTACCTGGTAGTAAAGAAGAAAAAGAAGATGTGTATACGGCTCCATATAGATCTATTTCTGATGAGTTATTTGGTCAAAAAGGGGCATATGGAAAGTTAGTAAACTCTAAACAAGTAGAATTTATATCAACTTCTTATATTCGAGGAACTACAATTGATGATGCCTGTGTTATTATTGATGAAATGCAAAATATGAATTTTCATGAGCTTGACTCAATAATAACTAGGATTGGAAGAAACTGTAGAGTTATATTTGCAGGTGATTACTTACAATCTGATTTTAAATATGACGATGATAAAAATGGAATTTATACTTTTATGCAAGTTGTAGAAAGACTAAAGGATTTTTCTATAATTAATTTTGGATGGGAAGACATCGTTCGGTCTGATTTTGTGAGAGATTATATTATGACAAAGGAAATGTTAGGTATATCAAAAGATGGTTGAATTAGTCGCAAAAGCTAAATTTCCTGGATTTAAAATGACAATTAGAACTCACCAGTTTTGGTTGCTTGAAAAGCTAACTGAGGATATTGAAGATTTTGTCATGCTCTCAGGCATTGCTGAAAAAGAATGGGATAGCTATAATTTATTTGATTATAAAGAACCTTGTATTAAAGAGTTAGCTAAAGTTTTACATAACGAACTTTGTCATTTTAACCATAATGGTGAAAAAAGAAATGATCTTTGGATCAATGGTTGGGTAAATATTTTACATAAACATGATAATATAAACCCTCATTTCCACAGTGCAGAAAAAGAAAGTTATTACAGCTGTAATATATCTTTAAATAATTATAATAGTAAAACTTTATTCTATCCTCCGTGGGGAGATAGAAATGGTCATATTATTGTACAAGACAATGGCAAAGGTCAAGGAATGTTTTTTCCTCAGTGGCTATGGCATGAAGTACCTCCTATTGATGATCCAATAAGATACACTCTTGGCATAGATATACATACCGATGAAATGATGAAAACTGCAGATAAAACTGCTCCAATAAGATTTAGTAGGAAATTGAATGAGCTTTATACATGAAAAAATTAGTCTTGGATATGATGATTTGGACGCTGAAACATTACCAAGCGGTAGAGTCTATCACACTCCTGACGGTGACTACCCTAGCGTCACTACGATACTCTCTATATTAAGCGAAGAAGCTATTGCTAAATGGCGTAAACGAGTTGGTGAAGAAGAGGCTAATCGTGTTGGTGGACGAGCCTCAGCTCGTGGAACTCAAGTGCATGCAATAGTAGAAAAGTATCTTAAAAATGAAGACACCACAGGTTATCTCCCGCATATTAGGCAAAGTCTTGAAAACCTTAAGCCAATTCTCAATAAATCTATCGGAAAAATCTATCACCTTGAGGCTCCTTTGTATAGTCGCCATTTGGGTATTGCTGGTCGTGTTGACTGTGTAGCAGAATTCGACGGAGTTCCATCTATCATTGATTTTAAAACAAGCAAACGAGTAAAGAAAAAAGAAAACATTTCCAATTATTTTTGTCAGATGGCAGCATACGCAATCATGTGGGAAGAAAGAACTGGTATGCCTATATGTAATACAGTTATTATTATGGATGTAGATGATAATGAACCAATGGTATTCCATGAACACCGTGATAACCATGTAGAAATGCTTCAGAATACTATAAAAGAATATAGGCGTCGCAAATTATTTCATTAAAACACATATTCTCCTTTACATTTACCTAAAACTGTGGTATAATAGTACTATAAAATGAAAAAAGAGGAATATAAAATATGACAATATACGTAGACATGGATGGAGTAATCGCAAACTTCTTCGGAAAATTAGAAGAATTACATGGTGTTGATCATTGGAAAAACATTAAGAATATTGAAACATGTCTTGCATCAATTGCTAATACGACCTTCTTTAACGACATTGAACCTTTCCCTGAATCAGCCAATATTATTGATTTAGTTAAAACTATGTCTGAAGGTGATTGGGGAATCTGTTCAACTCCTCTTCGCAATGATGATTATAATTCTGCTTTTTGGAAACGTATTTGGCTCCAACGACATGGATTTATGCCTGAAGACATTGAAAAATGTATCTTCACTTCTGATAAACCTAAGTTTGCAATCAGTCGAATGACTGGCAAGCCCAACATTTTAATTGATGATAAAATCTCAAACATTAAAGCTTGGGAAGCAAAAGGTGGAATCGGTATTCGATTCCAATGCAACGAAGACGATGTTGATTATCTTGAAATGGAATTAGGAGCCGTTCTTTGAGTCTATTTGAAATTTTAAATTTAAGATACCAATATGAACAATTGGCTAAAAAATTCTCTTTGCCATCGTATGAATCTGATATAGATAATATTACATGGTTTTTAAATAATGGTCATAAATCGAATTCACTTCGTAATGGTTATGACGATGCGAAAAATATCGCTATCATAATTAAGGAGTATGCAAATGGTAGATCAGAAGGATATAGAAATATCCGAAGAAATGACGGATGAAGAAATGGCAAGATTAAAAGATCTTCACGAAATGGAGAGAGCTGATAAAAAACAATTACAGCAAAGATATATGGCGTGGTCAGCCATAGCTTCAATGGTTGTATTTACAATGTTATTGTTTACACCTTTAGTAAAAGAAAGTCGAGTAGCAGCATTAGCTGATTTACTTGGACTATTTTACATTGCTCAAGCTGGTGTAGTTGGTGCCTTTATGGGTATGTCAGCCTGGATGTCTAAAAAATAGGAGTAGTAAATAATGATGAGAGGCATCAATAGCCAAGTATTAGCAACTATAAAAAGAATTCCCAGTAATACAATTGGCGTTGAACTTGGTGTATGGATGGGCGATAGCTCAGAAAAATTCTTAAGTAAAACTAAAAAATTATTTTTAGTTGATTCATGGGATATTACACCATATAAAGAAAATGATGAAGTATGGCAAAAATTTATCAATAGATATAAAGGCCAAGTCGGTGGAGATACTGAAGAAGATTTTGTTAAATACTATGATTCAATTTATGAAGCCGTAGTTGAAAGATTTTCCAGTCGTGTAAATGTAAATATTAATAGAATGACAACTGATAAATTTTTTGAAACATTTGATGAACCAGTAGATTGGTTTTATGTTGATGCCTCTCACGAAGAAAATGGTGTATATAAAGATCTAGTAAATTGTTATAATCATCTTAAAAAACATAATGGTGGAATTATATTTGGTGATGATTATAAAAATAAGCCTGGTGTAGTAAAAGGAGTTGACAAATTTGTCAAAGACTATAAGCTTAAAATAAAAACTTATGCAGCAAATCAATATGAAATAAAATTGTAATGAAAATATACAAATATGATAATTATGATGATTACGTAAAAGCTCAAGTAGAAGCTAATGTTATTAAAATTAATAACGTTTGGGTTAAAAAATCAACTGTAGAGAAAATACATAAAATGCAACCTTTTGCCGGCAAAATTTTATGTCATGGAACTCGTAATGCAGCTGAACAAAATTTTTTCAAAAGCTTTTATCCTGCAGCTGAAATTTTAGGTACAGAAATTTCTCACACTGCAACTCAATTTCCTATGACTATCCAACATGATTTTCATGAAGATATGAATAACGGTGAATGGGATATAATTTATTCAAATTCATTTGATCACGCCTATGATCCAGAAAAAGCATTAACTGCCTGGAAAAAACAATTAGCTTCAGGCGGTTCAATTTATTTAGAACATATGCTAGATCAAAATAATAGAACACGCAGGTGGGATCCTTTACAAATTTCAGCAAAAGAACTTTTTAAATTAATAGATAGTCTTGGAATGAAAGTATTAGGAAAATTCGAAACTGCTAAAGTTTTAAGTACAGTATATAGGATTTCGTTATGAAAGCATATGTAATATATGTAAAAGGTTATAAAGATTCTGAAAAACAAGCTGAAAAAGCTAGAGCAAGTTGTTATCAAACTGGATTTGACGCAATTCTATTAGAAGGTGTTACTCCATCAACTTTAGCTGATTATCCTGATTGGCCTGATACATTGAATGGTAGAGTGACAAATTTTAGACAAGAAAATATGTCAATTTATGCACACAAAAAGTCATGTTTTGCTAATCATTATAGAGTTTGGTCAGAGTGTGTTAAAACTAATGAGCCTATTGCTTTTCTTGAACATGATGTAGGTAATGCTAGAAAGTGGTTAGAAGGAACAAAATTAGATGATGTTCTTATATTAAATGCAGAGTCAGCATTTAAACAACCCGTTTTTAATCATGTCAAAAATAAACCTTGGCTAAAATTTGGAACTAACGCGTACAATGATAGTCCATTAAGATACAGATTTAATAATCAATGGCATAATGCTCTTATGATTCCTGGAACAGGTGCATATGTAGTTACACCTAAAGGCGCTGCTAAATTATTAGAAGCATTAGAAGATTATGGATGGGAACAAAGTGATTTCTTTATCAATACAATGAATGTAAATTTAGATTATATTGTCCCTGAGTATTTTACGTTTAAATCTGGTAATTTGAATTCGTCACATGGCTTTAAAAAATAATTTAGTATTCCAATATTACATACCGTATGAAGCAAATGATGCACATTTTGGTGGAGTAAAATTACCAGACTGGGCAAAGGCGGGGTCGCAATCAGCTAAAGATTACGCAAAAAATTGTAATGCCGAATATATTTTATCACATGATAGATACTTTAAACATTTAGATCCAAGATTAGATGCTTTAAAAGTTATATACGATCCATCATTTGATAAGTATGATAATATACTATCAATTGATTTAGATATTCTCCTGAAAACAAAAGAAAATATATTTGAAAAAAATATTGGTGATATTGCTATGGTGCATGAAGCTGGCATTTTTAAATCTGCCGGTGGATGGATGAATCGTATTATGAATTCACCTGCCCATGAAAGAGGAGTTATAGCTTATGGTAAAAAAATATTTGGTGATAACTGGATGTTTCCAAAGTCAAATCTATATCCATCAGAACCATTTAGATATTTAAATGGAGGAGTTCAAGTATGGTCAAAAAAAGGTAGATTAAAAGCTAGAAAATTATTTACTTCAGTGGATCATTATTATATGCATACACGATACACTGAACAAATGTATCTCAATTTGCAATTATCAAATCCAAAGTTTGATGTTATAGAATTAGACCAGTCATGGAATAGTATAGGCACAAGGCAATGGGCTCCAGAAAATCCTCAAGGAAAATTTCAACATTTTATTAATGCGTCTAAACAAATGATGCCAAGGTTTTTATGATTTCAATTATAACTGAAATGACAGATTCTAAAACTTTTGCGAACTATTGGATTCCATTAGTTTGTAAGTATAAAGAATATGAATTTATATTCTGTAAAACAGCAGGATTAAATGTCCCAAAAATGAAAGATTGGTCTAATGTTAGATTTGCATCTAAAAGCAGAGTTGATGATGTAATTAAACATGCAAAATATGATTTTCTTTATGTTACTAATCAAAATGAAATACCAACATATGAACTTATGACAACATTAAGGGAAAAACCAGAAGGCTTAGTTCCTAAAATTCATGGTACTAAGAAAGATAGTTTATCATTTAGTGTGTATAAAGAAAATTATCCAAAGTTTAAAAAAATGGAGAGTAGTGTAACTACATATAAAATATGAAAGCTTTTATAATTGGTGATGAAAAAAATTTTATATCAACTAACGCTGTAAATAAATGTATTCGATCTTCAAATATTCCTATTGAATTTTTTCAACAAACATCACCTGATACACTACAAGAACATTTGCGTGAATTTGGACCGATGAAATGGAATTATCCAGTCAATGACAGTTTTGGTTTAGATCGTGAAACTGGAATTATTTTACAACCATATAGAACAAATGATGTAAATAAAGTTTTTGCTTGCACAATATCACATGCCCGTCTTTGGCAAAAATGTGTTGAATTAAATGAAGAAATTATGATATTAGAACATGATGCTATTTTTATAAAAAATTTCAAGACATTTGATTGGGATGGCGGTGTATTAGGTTTGAATGATCCAAGGGGTGCTACATTTGCATCTCTTAAATATCATAATACAGTGTCAAAAACCAAAGGTATACAAGATGCGCCTTGGGTGGCTAATCAACATGAGATTTTACAAGGACTGCCTGGAAATTCTGCATATATAATTAAACCAGCATTTGCTGAAAAGGTTCTAAATAAGTTGAAAGAAAAAGGAGGGTGGCCAAACGATGCGATTATGTGTAAGCAATTTTTTCCAAAGGAAATAAAGGTTATTTATCCGTATTACACACAAATACAAAAAGTTCAGTCAACCACGACATTATGAAATCATACATTATAACAATTACTGATAATAAACTATCAATGAGTAAAGCTGTTGAATGCCAAAATTCTGCACTAAAATATGGTTATAAGCCTCAAATCTTTAAAGCCACAACTCCTAAAGACAATCCAATTTCTATATTCGAAAAAGAAAAACTATCGACTAAAAAATTTAAAGATCAATATTCTAAATTAGAACCAGCTTTAAGTTGTTTTTTATCTCATAGAAATGTATGGAAAAAATGTATTGAAACAAATGAACATACACTTGTTTTAGAACACGATGCAACATTTAAAAATTATATACCACCGAGTGTAAAAAAATATGATTTCGTAAATGTAGGAAAACCTAGTTTTGGAAAATATAAAAAACCAGATACTATAGGAATATATGAGTTATTTTCAAAAGTAGGTGGTTATATGCCTGGAGCGCATGGATATATAATTTCTCCAGCTGGTGCAAATTTATTGCTAGAACACTCATATAAAGATCCGGCACCTTCAGATTTATTTTTAAATAAGACTAATTTTCCATGGATGATGGAATGTTATCCTTGGCCAATAGAAGCAGAAGACACATTTACTACAATCCAAAACGAAACAGGATGTAAAGCTAAACATAATTATAATGACCAATACAAAATTATCTAAATTAT